TGAAAGGAAGCTCTTCTAATGCGAACTCGTAAGCGCGTCGCGCCAGACCTTTCAATCAACATCAAAGCTCCTTCAAAGCTTCTTACAGAAGGGCAGGCAAAGGAGCTTCTTCGGCGGCATATCAAGACAGCCGAAGGCCATACCGATCTGAAGCTACGCTCTGGCGCCTCTGCCACGGTTATTTGGCGCGCAGCTCTATCAAACTGGCACGTCTTTTCAACACCAATCCCGCACAGTATTTGCGTAGCACTTGGCTTTTCTCGCGTTCGAGCCTACCGCTGGACCAATGCTGACAAATAAAGAAAAAGCGCGCCGCTTTTGGAACAAACGGAAGCTTATCTACGCTCAGCTTGCAGCGCGTAGCGATCCTGCAGCGCCAGCTTTCGCGTGGAAAACGCGGTCAGAAGAGTGGGATCTTCTCCGGCATTGCCGCCGCTGGGAACCAGCATTTACTGCTGAGATCGACGCGAAGATCCGCCGCTGGCGGCTACGGCCTGATCCTATGTCCTGGAAGCGGATCGGAGCGCGGTTAGAGATTCCTTGGGTTGTCGTGCGGCAGCGCGGTGTTGGCTTAGGCTTCCCGATTCAGCAAACATGGAAAGAAGCTTCTTATGCAACTCGACAACGATCTGCTTGGTATCTGGCTGAAGGCGGAGACGCTGATGAAGGAGGAGATTCGTTTCTTGATCGAGACGATTCAGACCCAACGGAACCAGCTTGAAGACGACGGGTCCGGTTACGAAACAAAAGCTACCTTGCGGGACAATTCGCGCTTGCGCGAGCTTGCGACTATGCCGCGGGACCGCCCCCCGCTTGCGGAGCGCCCGACGATCTTCGCCCTTGGCGATTATTTTACGGTCTAGCCCCGATTTACTCTTGCCACTTCGGGGATTTTCGGCTACATTCCCCCTATAGCCAATCCCGGCTAACCCCCAAAGAGGAACCCTTCTATGGCATCCATCACCATCCAGCACGCCGAGTGGAACGTCGAGCCGCGCTACGCGACCGGCCACGTGCTGAACGAGAACGAAGCTTCTGCCCTCAACCAGACCTTCTTCGAGAATATCCGGAACAACTGGGCCTCGCGCATCAAGACCGCCGCGGAAAACTCCCAGACGCTTTCGCAGGACGATCTCGATCGCTACGTGCAGGAATACCAGTTCGGCGTTCGCTCGCTTGTGAACCGCGAGCCGAAGGATCCCACTGCCGCCGAGGAGCGTCGTCTGGCTCGCGCCGCGGTGTCCGAAGCGATCCGCGCGCAGGGCCTGCGTCTCAAGGACGTGCCGGACGAGCAGTTCGATGCGTTCGTGGACTCCATCAACGATGGTCGTTTCCGCGGTCAGGCGGAGCAGATCGTCGCCGCAAAGAAGCTGGCTGCTACCCCGCTGTCTCTCGACCTCAGCGCCTTTACCGCGCCCGCGGCCGAAGCCTAAGCAGCAGAAAGGACCGGAGGGGAAACCTTCCGGCTTTTTTCAGCTCTAATCGAAATAGGAGCCTTTATGATCCTAGTCATCTGGTCCGAGATTCCCGAAAATATCAAGCTCTTCCTGCTTCCTTCGACAGAAGAGAACCACCGCATTGCAGCGAAAGCGCACGGGCACTATCTCGGTTCGGGCGCGCAAGAGCCTGCGAAGGAACTCTGGGGGATTCTCTCGAAGGAAAATCCGATCTACGATGAAGGGGATTTCACTCTTCCCGCAGGCATTACCCCGACGGAACAATATTCTCTTGTTGTTGTTTCCGGCTGCTTTCTTTGAAAGCTCTTGCGCGTAGCGTGGGGCGAGTAGTATGGTGTCTATGTCGCTTGCGCCAAAGGAACCTTAATTATGGCTAAAGACGAGCAGAATCCAGATCAAGACCGCATTCTCGTCAGAATAGACCGAGATATTCTCGATGACTTCCGGCGCTTCCACCCACAGCACGGCGCCATTACGAAGTTTGTCCGCACAGCGATGCTTCACCATATCGACCGGCTGAAAAAGATCGAGGAATCCCTCCATGGAACTAAATCCGCTAGCGCTCAGCGAGATCCTGCAGAAGAACGCCAAGGATCTTACGGACTCTGAGATCGACCAGCTTATCGCAGGCTTCCGCGCGGAACGGGCAAACTACTTAAGCGCTGAAGCGGCTGGAAAGCGCGCGAAGTCTTCCCCGATTTCCGACGCGGAGCGCAAAGCAAAAGGCGCCAGTCTTACTCTTGACATGCTCGGGCTGAAGAAGACCTGAGCTTTTGCCCGCTTGGCGAAATTGGCAGACGCAGCGGATTTAAGCTCCGCTTCCTTCGGAGTGTCGGTTCGAGTCCGACAGCGGGCACCAACAAAAAGGCAGCAATAAATGACGCTTTCCCCTTTCCACCCAACTAACCCCAAGCTGCAATTCGCAATCGACAACACCTCGATTTCTACCTTCAAGGATTGCCCGCAGAAATACTTCTACAGTATTATTTGCGGCTGGCGCTCCACCGGCACGGCTCCGCCGCTTGTCTTCGGAGGCGCGTATCACGATTGCCTCGAGCGCTATGACGCTCTACTTTGTTCGGGCCTTTCGCCGAAAGATGCTCTTCGCGATACGATTCGGCACGCTTTTAGCTTCGAAGATTTCGGCGATGATGAGCGCCGCACGCGAAGCAGCCTTGTTCGATCGCTGGTCTGGTATGCGGATCAATACGCTTCGGACGTGCTCACTACGCATACTTTCGCAAATGGCCGTGTTGGCCTTGAGATGAGTTTTAGCTTTGAACTTCCTTGGAAAGTCGCAGGCACAAACGACAGCTTTATCTACTCCGGGCACATCGACAAGCTCGCGCTCTACTCTGGCGATCTCTACGCAGTCGAACGCAAGCATACAGTCTCATCTCTTGGGGATCAGTTCTTCAACCGATATACGTTCTCTGGCCAGACTTGCGGATACGTCTATGCAGGAAAGGTCGTATTCGATGTTCCTGTCGTCGGGGCTATCATCGAAGCAACTCAAGTAGCTACCAATTATTCGCGCTTCGGGAGAGTAGTCGTCCACCGGATTAATTCCCACCTCGAAGAGTGGCTACAAGATCTCAATTACTGGTCTCGCCAGCTTGAGTATTGCGCAACGCACCAGTATTGGCCGCGCAACACGGAATCCTGCTCCAAATACAACGGCTGTCAGTTCCGTAAGGTTTGCGGAAAAGACCCTGCGGTGCGCGAACTGGTGCTTAAGTCAGAATTTGCGGTGCGGCATTGGAATCCGCTAGAAACCCGAGGCGATTAAAAAAGCTCTTGCTTCAAAAAACTTCCCCGGCTACTATAGCCTACAACAACGAAGAGCAAATGATGCCTTCCCTCGAAGATTACTCACAAAATGACCCGATCAAGATGCTCGTGCTTGGCAATTCCGGCGCAGGAAAGACTGGCCTGATTGCCACCCTGGCGAAAGACTACCGAGTCTTTATCGCCGACTTCGATAACGGCCTGCCGATCCTGATGGACGAAAAAGTCCTCGCAAAGGATCTCCGGAAGAACATCTACTTCAAGAGCTTTTACGATCCGGTGAAGCCGGACGTTGCTGGGCGGTTGCTTCCGTCGGCAGAAGGCTGGAATAACTTCGTGCTGACGCTTCGTGATTGGAAGGAGTCCGGCAATTCCTTGGGCTCGATCCATTCTTGGACCGCTTCAGACGTGTTCGTGATCGACTCGCTTACGTTCATGGGCAACGCAATTTTCAACAGCATCTTGCAGCTCGCTGGTAAGCTTGGCCAACGGCCAGACTTCACGCTTTGGGGCGCTGCAGTTGACGCGCAAGAGGCTGTGCTGGAAACACTTTTCTCCCCAGCGGTGAAGTGCAACGTGGTCATCACGTCGCATCTTCGGCTCGTTGGAGATGAAACCGCTGGGGGCATTCAAAAGCTGTTCCCCAGCGGAATTACCAAGAACTCTGCGCAACGCATCGGGCGTTATTTCAATAACGTCGTGCTCGTGCAGAAGTCTGGTTTCGGCAACAACGTGAAACGGGAAATCATCACCACAGCAACAAGCAACACTGAACTGAAAACGACTAAACCCTCAAAAGTTCCTGCGATCATCCCGCCCGATTTGGGCAACCTGTTCAACCTACTGAAGAGCACATCATGACCGACATGACCGATATCCTCTCCCGCCCCGCTGGTTCGATCGAAGCGCCGAAGCAGCTGCCTCCTGGGCAGTATCTCTTCCGCGTGCTGGAAGGCCAGACGAAGAAGCCCGACGGCACCCCGCTCATGTCCTCCACTGGCAACCAGATGGTTGTCTTCCAGTGCCAGGCTGAGTCGCCGATCAGCGTGGATGCGGACCTGACCGGGATTGAGTTCCCGATCCGTATGCCGCTGCGTTTCGCGCTGACGCCGAAGACCGCTTTCCGGTTCCAGACGTTCCTCGTGGATCATCTGCGCCAGGGTGCGGACGGCGCTTCGCTGGCGGACCTCATCGGCACCGCCACCGGAAAGCTTTTCCGCGGCACCGTGACGCATGAGGCAAGCAATCAGCCGGGCAACAACAATCTCTACGCTTCGCTGCGTGAGACGTTCCCGGCTGAATAAACCGCGCTTGCGCGCTGGCCTGGGCACGCCATAAAAAGGCCCAACCCCCAGCAACAATAAGGTTTTCCTGGTGCTAATCTCTATCGAGCTGATCGACGTTCCACCCGAGCGCCAGCGGAAAGACCTTGGCGATATCAACTCTCTTGCGAATAGCCTTGCGTCTTCGATCGGGCAGATCACGCCGATCGTCGTCGCAGAAGCCGAAGGCCGCTTCATCCTTATCGCAGGTGAACGCCGCCTCACCGCCGCAAAGAAGCTAGGCTGGTCCGGCATCGATGCAGTTTTCAAGTCGGATCTTTCTGACTCCGAGCTAGTCCTTATCGAGCTTGAAGAAAACATTCGGCGGAAGCAGCTGGAGTGGCAAGAAGAAGTCGCTGCGGTTGCGAAATACGCGCAGACGCTGAAAGCCCCGAACGAAGCCGTAGGTAAGGCTCTTGGCATTCCTGGTCAGACGGTCAGCCGGATGATTACCGTTGCGGAAGCCATACTCGTAAACTCGGATCTTGCAAAAGCGCCTTCTTGGTCTTCTGCGTATCAGATGTATCAGACGGTTGTGCAGCGGAAGACTTCTGCGGCTTTTGAAATGTTGCGAGCGGGAGAGACTCCTACTGCACCGCCCCCGATAGCCGCCGTGGCCGCCGCCCTAGGGCTTCCCGCGCCGCCCGCACCCGTAGCACCCCCCGGCACCACGGCGCCGCCTACGCCCTTCCCTGCCGCGCCCCGCCCTATGTCGGCACCCCGCCCCTTCCGTGCCGTAGCCCAGGACTTCCTCGAGTGGGCGCCCAACTATATCGGAATGCGCTTCAACCTCATCCATTGCGATTTCCCTTACGGACTCAACATGGACAAGGCGCCGCTGCAAAACTCCGGCGTGCGCTGGGACACGATCGACAAGCGATACCCGGACTCGCCAGAGCTTTTTGACAAGCTTTGCAGGGCTTTCTTTGATAACCAGGATCGCTTCATTGCGGATGCGGCGCATTGCATCTTCTGGCTCACACCGCGAAACTACGGAAAGCTGGCTTCGCGCTTCGCGCATTACGGCTGGGCTGTAAGCGAGTTCCCGCTGATCTGGCACAAGAGCGACAACGCAGGTATCGCGCCTGATGTTCGGCGCTGGCCGCGGCGCACGTATGAGATGGCGGTCTTTGCGTCTCGCGGAGACAACCGGATCGTGAAGGTGAAGGCTGCAAGCTTCTCCGGCCCGACGGCAAACTCGACCGGCGAATATCACCTTTCGGAAAAGCCCGCGCCGATGCTGGCGCATTTCCTTGAGATGGTAGTCGATCCGACGACTCGAATTCTCGATCCGACTTGCGGCAGCGGAACAGCGCTTCGCGTTGCGAAGAACCTCGGCGCGGCTCTTGGCCTGGGCTTCGATGTGCAAGAGCAGCACGTTGATTACGTGAATAAGCAACTGGAAAAATCCGATGCCGACTGATCCAATCACGGCGCAGCTTCAAACAGAGCTTGACGCCCGTGCAAAAGCGGGTATGCTCAAGTATGGCATTTCGGTTGCAGACAGTCCGCTTGCACTCCGCGCGTGGCTTCAGCACGCAAAAGAAGAAGCCTTAGACTTCGCGGTATATCTGCAAAAGATAATCAATAAGCTCGACGCGAATGACAGCTAAGATCCTTCTTGTCGTGGACTTCCCTGCCGAGGCCGATCTTCGGCAGGGGACTCTTCTAAGCATGGGCTCCGCGCCGGGCAAGGAACTCGATAGTATCCTTGCCGACGTGGGGCTTTCGCGTAGCGACGTTGAGATCACTTCTATTTTTACGACTCGCCCGCCGAACGGTGATATCAATGCCTGGGCGATTGACCGAAAGAGCATCAAGGCTTCGGTGGATTTGCTTCGCCCCTGGCGTGCGATCCCTTGCAAGAAGGGTGTAGCTGATCCGAAGCTGGTACAGCCCGCGCTTGAGCGCCTTGCAAATACGATTGCGAAGTGCGCTCCGAATGTGATCGTGGCGCTTGGGAATATTCCGCTTGCCTCGCTTTGCGGAGTCTCCGGCATCGGCAAGCTCCGCGGCGCGCTGCATTTCTATAAGACAACAAAGGTCATTCCGACCTACGCGATCAATGGCGTGCTCGCGAATTACGAATGGCGTCCTTCAGTTGTAGCGGACTTCCTTAAGACTGTTCGTGAAGCTGAGTCACCTCTCGCAGATCTTATCAACCGGAAAATCTACATCGAACCGACTCGGCGCGATATGGAATTTTGGACTGAACGGCTTTGCGCTGAAGAGTTTCTTGCGTTCGATATCGAAACGCGCGCAAAGCAAATCACCTGCATCGGCTTCGCGCCGAACCGGGAAGAGTCTTTCGTTATTCCCTTCTGGTTCGGGAATGAAAACTACTGGAGCCAAGAAGACGAGGTATTCGCCTACAAGTGTGTAAGGAAGATCTGCGCTTCGCCTGCGATAAAAATCGCACAGAACGGCCTCTACGATGTGCAATACCTCTTTAAGTATCAAATCCCCGTGGTAAACTTCCTGCACGATACGATGCTCCTTCACCACTCGCTTTATCCGGCTTTGCAGAAAGGGCTGGATTTCTTAGGATCAATCTATGCCAATGACAGGGCTTGGAAACGTTGGCGTGTCCGTGGCGGTGACACCCACGACCTCAAAAGGGATGAATGACATGAAGCAGCTTGTGATCGACACCGGACACTTCCGCGCGTATCTGATTAAGAATCATCCGCAGTGGAATGGAAGAACGGTTATTGAAGTTCACGAGCGCTTCGCTGATATGATCTCTTCGAATTGGAGCGTCATGCTGTCGCTTCCTTTGACTACGTATCTTCGGATTGCGCAGGCCGCGCTTCCGAATATCAAGTCCCTTCCTGATGGTATCGAAGAGGCGCTCGCGACAGAATGACAAACCTAGTTGTAGTCGAAAGTCCCTGGGCTGGCCTGGGCGGTGGAGAGAAAGCGAAGAAGTATCTTCGCGCTTGTATTCGGGACGCGCTTGCGCGGAATGAGATTCCCTGGGCTTCGCACGCGATCCTAGCCTGGACAGAAGCGCTCTACGAAGAAGACGAAGAGCAGCGCACTGAAGGACTCGAAGTCAACAAGCGCATGATCGAGCGTGCTGATCTTGTCGCGTTCTACGTGGACTTCGGAATGTCTCCGGGAATGCAACTCGCTTGGCGCTGGGCAAAGTATCGGCAAGTCAAAGCCGTTAGCAGGACCATCTATAAATAATGCGAGTTCTTGAATCGGCGTCTCTCGACGTAAGCAAGCTGAACCCGATGCAGCAGTATTGGGCGTATAACGCGCTCGATTGCTGCATCACTTTAGAAGTCTTTGAGAAGCTTGCCCCGAAGATCCCCGAAGCAGGCTTCGCCTACGACATGTCTCGCACGATGCAAGGGCCTGCGTTCACGCTGATGAACCGTGGCGTAAGACTTGACTCTAACCGTGTTCTTTCGTTGCTAGCTGATCTGCGCGAAGAGCGTGCGCGCTGCGAACAGACGTTCTTCCGCTTGACGACTGAAGGTCTTGGGCTCGAGCCATACTTCGATCCGAAGCACAAGAAACACTTCGGGATCAATCCGAACTCCCCGCAGCAGCTTCAAGCGCTCTTCTACGAGCATCTTGCAATCCCGGCAATCAAAAACTTCAACCGACAGACTAAAGAAGAAACGATCACGACGAACCGTGAGGCGCTGGAAAAACTTCAGAAGCTTCCCAAGGCAAAGCCGTTCTGCGATCTTATTCTTTCGATCCGTGATTGCGATAAGCAAATCCAGGTGCTGCTTGCGTCGCAAGGTTCCAACCGGATGCATTGCTCGTATCAAGTCGCGGGCACGCTTTCAGGCCGCTGGTCAAGCAACGAGTCCGCCTTCGGAGGCGGGACAAACCTACAGAACATCTCCGATGAGATGCGTCGAGTCTTTGTTCCAGACGCAGGTTTGAAGTTCGCGCAATTCGATCTTGAGCAGGCGGAGTCAAAGCTTGTCGCGTATTTAGCGCTCCTTTGGGGCGACAATTACCTACGCGCTTGCCTTTCAAGCGATCTACACACTACAACAACAATGCTCGTCTGGCCCGATAGATTTCCCCCAGGAACCAATGAACCTCGCAAGATCGCGGAACAGCCGTTCTACCGGCATTTCTCCTACCGCGATATGGCAAAGCGGGGAGGCCACGGAAGCAACTACGGCGGATCGCCTGCGGTGCTTTCGATGCATCTCAAGATCCCGCGGGAAGGCGCAGAGTCTTTCCAGCACGCCTACTTCAAAGCGTTTCCAGAGATCCGCCAATGGCAGAACTCCGTGCGGCTGGCGCTCGCGAAAGACCGAAGTATTACAACTCCGCTTGGTCGGCGGTGCTTCTTCCCAGGCCGCCCTTGGGATAACGACACGGTAAAGAGTGCGATTGCTTACTCGCCGCAGTCTTCCATCGGCGATATCCTTAACCTAGGCTTTTACAATGTCTGGAAAAACCTTGACTCTTTCGTGCGCGATGCTGGACCAATACAACTGCTTACTCAGGTTCACGACTCCATCAAGTTTCAATACCGCCCCGAAGACGAGTCCTGGCTTATCCCAAAGGTCACAGAGCTTCTTAAAGTCCCCGTTACCATCCACGGCAGAGAATGCATAATCAACACTGAAGCCGCCGTCGGATGGAATTGGGGGAAGTTCCACTCGAAAGAAAATCCCCACGGACTTATGAAGTGGAAAGGCTCTGACACACGAGATGCTCCCGCGCCAACATCGTTCTTGGATCGAAAGCTTCACATCGCTGGGAAGTAAGACTAATGCCCCAGAGATCTACCGTCGGTGGACCGCCCTTGCAACAGTAAGCTCTGCCCTTCAACGGAAGTGCTGGATTGATCTTAATTCCACAAGGATCTTTCCGAACCTCTTCGTGGCGCTCGTTGGCCCGCCGGGTATTGGGAAGAGCATTTCTATTTCCCCTGCGCGGGATCTTCTTCCGCAGCTTGGTGAGAATGTTTTTCTTTCCCCAGCACGCTGCACCGCAGAACGCTTCATCAAGAACCTCTCGCTTAGTTACCGAATGTTCTCCCTTCCACATGATGCGTTCTACAAGCAGTGCGCGTATGCGGCTTTCATCTCGGAGCTTTCAACGCTTGTCCGCCCGAACGACAAAGACTTCACGATCCTTCTGACGGACTTCTATGATTGCGCGTCGCAGTGGAGCTATCAGACGCTTTCCCGCGATGAGGACAAGATTGAAAATCTTTGCCTTACAATGATCGGCGGGATTACCCCGAAGACGCTGGCGGAAAACTTCGGCAACGCCGCGATCGGACTTGGCTTTACCGCACGGCTGAACATTATTTATTCAGACGAGGTTCGGCTGCCGAAGCTGTTCGATACTGATGGCGTGCCGCTTCAGCGGGAAGCGCCGGATTACGCTTCGCTGCTTTTTGATCTTCGGGATATTCATAATCTGTCCGGCGCGTTTACGTTCTCAGCAGATGCGGGGCGCGCGTTCCAGGCCTGGATTGACGAAGGCATCAAGCCAATTCCGTCGGAAGCAAAGATGGCGGAGTATATCCCCCGGCGCTGGTTCCACCTTACGAAGCTGGCGATGATTATTTCCGCAAGTGAGTCTTCAAGTAAGGAGATTACTCTTGCACATGCGGAACGCGCGAAGGAGCTGCTGCTTGGTTCCGAAGCATCTGCCGCGGGCGCATTCGAGCACTTCGGGACAAACCCGCTAATCGGCGCGCTGCAGAACGCATGGTCTTGGGCGAAGCTAGAATACCCGAAGGGCCTCTCAGAGCTTACACTTAAACGCAAGCTGCTTCAAGACGTAGCCCCGCAGCACTTGAACTCGTGCATTCAAGAGCTAGTTCAAACCGGCATGTTCACGCTTGTCGGAGAAGGCTCTTCCCGAACCTATATTCCTAAAGTGCAATAACCTGCAGCTTCCCGCTACGCTTGATCGTGCGGGAAGCACTCGTTCCAATCGTGCACGAGATTGTATAGGTGACGTTGGTAGTGCCGCCTGCGACCGTAAAGAGCACCTTCGGCCCAGCGATAGTCGCGGCACTTAACGTCGGACCTGCTGGGCTTACGGCAAGCGTAGCAGAAGAAATGGTCTCGCTTTGCGCGAGCTTCGCCGCCCAATTAAACGAATACTTATCAGTGTCCGAAGTGTTACTCGGGGAAAAGCTTCGGATGACGTTCGAGGTCATTCGTCAGATCCTATAGAAATTTCTCGAATGTCATCGTCGATCGAAAGATCTCGCGTGTCCGCAGGCACGTCAATATCTCGAACGTCAGGGTCGATGTAGAGTTCGCGGTAAAGAGGAACGCCGGTGCCCGACATATAAAAGGTTCCTACGGACTATCCGCCAAAGGTGCCTTCTTACTCCCAACCCGTTCATCAATACGAGCTAGCAGCACTTCCATCTTGTGCAGCATATCTTTCGTTTCTTTGATATGCTGCTCAAGTAAATCCATACGCTCGGTGAAACTTTCTTTGTGATCTTCTAGCGCGTTCAGGCGAGAGTTCAAGCTTGAACCCCACCAGGCCATCGCTACGATATGCCCGATCAGCATACCAACAAAAGTAAGTGTTCCAGGATGAATGATAAATTCTGGCATCGCTCACACGTAAGTAAAAAAGCCAACAATGCCGTTGGCGGAAACACCAGTTGTATCAGAGATTTCTGGATTCTTCGTCAAGCCAAAGCCGATGCCGTTGGAAAAATTGAGCCCAAACGGTAGCGTAATAATAAAGATGCCTTTGGGCGGAATCAGCATTGTCGCCAGCGGAACGTCTGTTCCAACAACAGGAGCAGTTGCCTTGGTGTAGAACTTGATGAAGCTGTGTGAAGCGTCGTGGTTGCTAAGCGAAATCTGGCTGAGCACCCCAGGCCGAGCAAGCACTAGCGTCGAGTTGACAGACGCTAGCGATTGCACAGTGTAGATCAGATGTGGGCTATACCCGCCCATGGTGGGAGCACCAAAGGAAGGCAGCGGCTGCGCCATTACTTCCTCCAGTAAATCAGCGGGAACAGCACCAGCCCGCCGTAAAGCCCAAGACCAACCAGCTTGAAAAGATCCGGCGCGGACAGCGCGTTATTCCAAAGCCAGAACGCCCCGCCGGTAGCGGCAGCTGGAAGAACAAAATGTCCGAGCTTGCTTCCGATGCCCTTAGCTAGCCCGAGCACCAGGCTCGTAACCGCTTCCTGCGTCTTCGGAATTTCCGCCAGCGCCATCTTCATCGTCTTCATCTCGTGAAGAACCATGGAGTGGGATGACCGTAACTCCGCGAGCTGTCGTTCCAGCACGGCGACGGCTTCCATCGGATTCTCCGCCGGCATCTCCGGAAGGGAGATCTCCTCCTCCTCCACCATTCGCAATCTGCTTACGGAAGTTGTCAAAAGCGCCTCCAGCGTGTTCGGGAGCATCCAGCTTATTCACTGTCGCGTAGTAGTTGCGAAGTGAATCTAGAATCTTCACTTTATCTTGAATGTCAAGATTGCCTCGAAGAACTTGTGCACCGGAAATCAATTCATCTGCGATACCACAGGCAATGATTTCGAGCTTGTTCGCAATGGCGGTAGTGCTGCGCTTTGCATCGGGATTGCGATCAGTGAATTTGTTTTTCATACGAAGATTCCCTGACGGCGAAGAAGATCCCGCATGTAGGGCTCAAGGCCTTTGGAGGTTTGCGAAGCAGGCGTAGTGTTTGGATTAGGGATTGCCATAGAAGTGCTCGAAGGAGTGCTCATTCCCATGTATTGGGGAAGAGCCTCGCTGAGGTCCGAGCCCATCTGCCCGCCGCCGTAAGAGCCTGTCGCGGCTAGACCACCTGCGCGCCCTGGAGCCCCTGCAAGATCATACCCATCAACAGGAGCTGGCCCGCTTGGAATACCAAGAGCATTGGCAATCGTGTTCGCAACAGCAAAGCCGCCGCGCATCATACCTGCGCCTGGAATTGCAGCACTCAGTGCAAGCGCTGGAATTGCGGCAGGCCCATCACGGCTAAGCGAGGGACCTGCCCTATTGTATTCAGACATAAGATTGCTGAAGAAGCCACCAATGCCTGTAGGCGCGCTTGTGTTTTCGATTGCAACAGCCGGGGCAACGTCCAGCTCTGTTCCAAACGGGTGCGTGCCAACTTCTTGGTCAGGCCCGATATCTGAAACCATTCCAGTGCCAACGTTAGGCCCTGTTGCATATCCGCCCGCGCCAACATCGGTAGCAGCACCAAGAGAAGGAGCATCCGCCCCAACAGCTTGGTTATCTGCGCCTACGTCGAAGTATTCATCCAGCCCCGTAAACGGGTTGGTAGTTCCAGAGCCCCCAGATTCCCGAAGCAT